CATTCTGTCGATGGCCGATGCGGCCAATTCCATCGTGCATAATGACGGCGTCGCCGTGGCCGTACCAATCGTCGTATCCCTGGCCGTTTACCTTTTCGTATGGCTGTTCGTCCAGCAGAAATATCGCTGATTCTCTGAAAACCGTTCTGTTTATTGGCTTTTTATATGCCTGCGTGATGATTTACCACTCAGTCTACCACCTCTGCACTGTCTCAAATATATGAAAATCGGCTATTTTTTTGACGTCGTGAAACAGCTAGAGCGGTGAAGGCAGGTCCGTAATCGACTCCATCTCTGTCCATTTCCAACCTTACATGGTGTCGAGCCTATCAATCCGCTGATTTTTTCTCGTGTTTTTTCATGTTTCGGCTTGCATTACTTATATATATTTGATACACTAGTTTATGTCAACAAAGGAAAGGAGGTGAACATGAAATGGACGGACATCGTAAACGCCATCAGCTCGGTGACAAGCAACATCATCGCACTGGCGGCGCTGGTCATCTCGCTCAGAAAGCCGCCTAGGCACGGCAGATGACAAGAGGGTTCCGAGCACTCCTACTGCCCGGAACCCTCCGGTTCCATCCTATTTCATGACCCATCATGAAGACAAGCACACTGTTCGCCGTATGCGGCATCGTATGCGGCCTGACATCGCTCTCGCTCGGCTGCGCCGGGAAAGCATGGCAGGCCGGACTGTTCGGACTCGCGGCGGGAATCTGGAGCATCGCCACGCTCATCAGGGACAGGAGGGACGATGACGACTGAATACCTCGGCATCAAACAGGTCTCCGAACGCCTCGGCGTCGCCAACGCCGCCTCCTACGACCTGCCCGAGCCGGACGTAACCATCGGCCGCACGCGCGGCTGGCTCCCCGAGACCATCGACCAATGGAACGCGCAGCGCCCCGGTCGTGGCGTCGGCGGCGGCAGGCCACGCAAGCACAAGACCGAATAAACACGAAAACGCCCCTCCCCCAGCGTGATGCCGGGAGAGGGGCGATGCTTGATTTTCGGGCGCGAGTTTGATTTCCGCGCCCGAAAGTTAATCACTGTCCGTCGGTCACGGTGATCTTGAGTTTATCGAGCTTGGCCTTCACGGCGTTCTCGACGGCGGCGGCGATCTGGTCGGGGTCGGCGCCCTTGCTTTCGGCGAGGGTCTTGACCGCCGCGGTCAGGGCGGTGACCTGCGCCGTCAGTTGCGGGATCATCGTGTCGTGGAGACGGATGACGTCGCTGGTCGCGTCGCTGATCACATCCCTCGCGTACCTGCCGTTCGGCAGCTTGTGCAGCCACGTCCCGCCGGTCAGGCCTTTATCGTGCATGGCGAACACGTCCTGGATCGCCGGCGACAGGCAGTCCCTCACACAGGCTCCGTTCGGGAGCTTGTGCGTCCATATCTTCATGATGTCCTCATCCGTCAATGCCATTGCGGCACCTCCTAATAGTTCGTTTGCTCTTGCGATTATCCGGTCCACCGGCAGCGCGTTGACGCACCTGTCGGGGCACCCGTAGTGGTCGGTGCCCGGCACCTCTCGGTGCAGGACGATGTTGCCGTGCCGGTTGCCGCTGGCGTCGTGCCAGAGTGTCTTCCAGTTGTATCGTCGGGCGATGTCGGCGCAGAGTCGTGCGCTGGCCTCGACATCGGCGTCGGTGACGGGGATGCCGGCCATGCCGCCCTCATGCTCGATGGTGATGCCCGAGCAGTCGCTCTGCCAGTTGGCGTCGGCCCAGCTGCCGTTCGCCTCGTCGACCCACTGGTAGATGTCCCCATTGCCGCCGACGCCGTAATGGCTGGCGGCTTGGAAGCTGGCGCGTTGGAAGCATGCGTCGGTGCCGGCCAGTCGGCCGACCATGATGTGCAGGGTGATGTGGTCGACGTGCAATCCGTTGCGGCCGTTGTAGTGGTTCGGGCTGCCGCGCCATTTTGCGAAGCTAGCGCCGGTCATCAGAGGTTACCGCCCGGATTGAGGTCGGCGGAATCCGAGACGGTCTCACCCGTGGTGTCGGCGGTATCGGCGCTGGCGGCGGCGGTCTTCGGCGTGGTCTTGGCCACGGCGGAAGCCGCGCTCAAGGCCGCGCTCTTCGCGGCGGTGATGCCATTGACCACACCCTCCTTCTTCAGCGCGTCCACGAGCTGCTGACCAGCAAGGCTCGCACTGGTGATGTTCTGGTTCTTCCACCATCCGTAGATGGTGCCGCCGATGCCGATGACGCCGAAGATTGAAGCGCTCACCTGCTCATCGGTGAAAGGCAGCGGATTGATGCCGGCCAAGGACAGGCCGGCGTTGACCAGCGCGTAGAGGGTTACGACGATAGTCACTCCGGCCTTGACGCGCTCGGCTGTCAGACCGGGCAGATTATTGGTGGTGTTGTTTTTGGTGGCATGGTCTGCCATATTTTGCCTCCTTAATAAGGAAGGCCACCTCCGAAGAAATGGCCTTGAAATGGTTATTGTCGTGAGATGACCGCCAGCAGGGCAATGAGCGTGCACAGCGAAATCAGGGCATGCGTCACTCAGTCCTCCAACGTTTCGGGCGCGATGTCGGCCCGCAATTCGTCGGGCAGATGGGGCTTCGGATGATTCGCCAGGAAACCAGGCTCGATGATCTCGCAGAAGGTCTGGAGCCAGTGGAAAAGCGAGCGGGTGTAGGCCGCCAGGACGAAATATTTCCGCTGCTGTGATTCCAGGTGTTGGATCTGCTCCTCCTGCGATTCCACCTGCTCGCGCAATGGCTTGATGACGCTGTCGGTCAGAATGTCGCACGCTTGGGCGGCGATCTGCGCCGTATCCTTGCGACGGGACGAGACGGCGCCGATGATGGCGCCCACTCCCCCGCCACCGACCAGGGCGACCACGAACGCGGTCCAGAACTCAGTGCTGGAGAAAAGGTCTGGCGGGAACATCAGTCGGAAGCCCCATCGGACCGCCATGTCTTGATCTCGTTGACCTGCGCGAGACGCTCGACGGTGATCGCCTGCGAGTCCTTGGTGTCCATGTCCGCGATGGTGGCCTCGGTGGCCTGCCGGTCCGTGAAGGTGGCGGTGACCCCGCGCGAATAGTCGCACCATGTCTCACCGTCCGCGTCCTTGTGGTCGAATGTCAACCCCAAGCGGAGCAGCTGGTAGACGATGCCGCTCTTGGGTGGGCGCAGGTCGAGGATGCCGTCCTCCACGTTCGCCGTGGTCCCGGTGTTTTCATTGTTTTCGTCAGACATATCGTCCTCCTTGGTTGGTTTATGGTGGTTTTGGATCATTGGGCGATGCTCAATTGGTCGAGCGACACCCAGTCCCAGACGCCGTAGATCCTCACCTGCCTGCTGCCGGCCGGAATGTACGCGTTGGTCCAGCCGATCGCGTTGTTCCGGTAGGCGGGCAAGAGGAAGTTCCGGTTCAGGCTCGACGTCCACAGTCTGAGGACGCCGGGGTTTGCGAAGAGGCTGTTGTCGCCGTCGATCGTGGTCTTGACGCGTCCGCGGAACCGCAGGCAGCCGCCACGATACCCGTATGCCGCGTGGCCGAACACACTGCATCCCTTGCCGGGAGCGATGTCCTGCCATCCGGTCTGCCACACTTGTTCCGGCTCGGACGAGGTGGACCCGTCACCGGCCAGCGCCGGCTCCATCCTGATCGCGAAATGGTCATCGCCAAAGGGGCCCATGATGAAACGGTCGAGGAAATCGCCTCCGCTTCGCGCGATCTTCGACTTGACGACCAATTCGTCCTGCCCGAGACGGACCACGTCCGTGATCCGGTTGGACGGGTTCTTGTTCCTCACGTGGAAGACGCCGTCGGTGCCGACCAAAGCGGATGGGCCGGTGAACACGCCGTTCGTTTTCTTGCCGACCTGAACGCCGTCCGACGTCATCTGGATGCATGGTTCCAACGCGGCGACACGGTCCTGCGCGTTCTGCGCCTTGCCGGCCGCCTGGTTGGCTGTCTGGTTGGCGTTGTTGAGCGCGTCGGCCAATACCGGTGTCGTGGTGGTGGTCGTGCCGTTGGTCCACACGCATTTGGATCTGGTCCACAGGTATTTGCCGCTCGACCATGCCATGTTCGGGCTCCACGAGCCGCCCGTCTGGGTGGTCGCGCTGGTGGACAGGTAGTATTCGGGCGTGATGCTCTTAGCACCATTGCCCGTCGCTCCAGTCTGTCCCTGCTTGCCGGTGGCCCCTTGCGGGCCTTGCGGCCCTGTGGAGCCGGTCGCGCCTTTCGGTCCCGTCTGACCGGTCGCACCGGTGATGCATGTTGCCGCGGTCGTTTTGGATGTGCCGTCGCCCAGTGTGGTGACGGTCCGCTGCCACATGTATCTGCCCGACTGCCATGCCGGTGCGGTCGTGCTCCATCCGGACGTGGGCGCGGTCGTGCTGCTCGCCGCCAACGCGTATTCGACGCGCACTCCCGTCATGGACGTCTTCGCCACGGCGGAGACCTTCGAATCGGTTTCGGTCTTGCTGTAGAACTTGGCTTCCCACGAATTGTTGTTCTGGGTGATCTTGGAGCCGATCTCCTGTGTGACGCCGGTTTTCGTGGCATACGTGCTGGATACGCTGCTGGTGATGCTGTCCTTCGCGGCCGTGATGTCCGACTTCGTGGCAAGCCCGGAACCGTCAGAACCTTGATAATTCTGCACGACACCCAGCGCGACTTTCTGCGACGTCTGGTCAACATAACTGCGCGTGCTGAGCGTGTCGTAGGCGAGGTTCTGCGCGGTGCCGTTCGTGGGCTCCGCGTCCTGTATCCTCGTGCCACCGCAATTCGGACCATCCTGCCACGCATGGTAGTCGCCCTGCAACGTGTAGTGCCCGTTCCAATACGCCCATGGCAGGTACGCCCAGATGTCGCAGGTGGTCGAGCTGAACGCCATGACCTTGACCTTCACACCGTCGGCGTCGCGGATGCGGCTCACGCTCACGCCGAACGCGCCCGTGGCGGACGGTGACTGTTGCCAGCCGTCCTTGACGAAGATCTCGAACTCCGCGTTCTGACTGGCCAGACCGTTGTATCCGTCGCCGGAGTACACGTGCAGTAGGACGCTCGAACTGTCTCCGTTGCTGGTGAGATAGCCGAGTTTCACCCACTTCGCCTTGCCCGCTGCACCGGTCAGCGTGAACGTGCGGGTCGAGCTCTTCCTCAACGCCTCGGTCGCGGCCGCCGTGGTGTATGTGTTCGCGACCTCGCTTTTGATCGAGGACGCGGTCTGGCTGATGCTGGACTGCATGTCGGAGCGGGTCGGATAATCACCTTTCGGCTGATACGACTGCGCCACAGTGGTCTTGAAACCGCTGAGACTCTGTTCCAATGAGCTGACGCGGCTCACGTCGGCCTTGCCGTCGATCTTCTGCGACAGGGTCGTGTTGATCCTGTCGGCCTTCTGGCTGACCTGGCTGATGGTGGTCGTGTTGCCTTGGGTGGTCTTGGCGACCTCCTGCACCTTGCCTGTGATCTCATTCGCCTTCTGCGTCAAGGCGGAATTCGTGGCGTAAGAGCCCATACCGTCCTTGGACTGGTATTTCTCGCTCACTTCGCCGCGAATCTGATTCGCGGTCTGCGTCAGCTGCGACTGCGTCGCATAGCCGCCCATGCCGGACTTCGGCTGGTACGTGTCCGCCACCGAGGTTTTGAACCCGTTGAGATTCTGCTCGACGGAAGCCACACGCGTGCTGGTGGCCGCGGCCTCGGTGATATCCCGGAACGAGACATCATCCCACAAAATGGTGCCATTGGCTTGGTGCATTATTTCGATTTTGACCGAAGTGATCGAACCATCCGCTGGACATGTCCAATCGACATGCGTTTCCGACCATGACGTGGATTTGCCGCATTGAACATCGGCGATGTATGTTCCGTCTGGTTTTGCCAATCTGAGTTTGTCACCGCCCGGATTGACGTTCGACGGGACCGACCCGTACCAGGCGCAGTAGCCCGACAGGCGATACGTGCGTCCCTTGGTGACCGTTATCGCGGTGGCTGTCCCAACCATGCCTTTCGCATGGGTCAACGGGCATCGGTTGTCTCCGGTGGCCGCCTCGCAGACCAGGACATGCGCGCCGTGGTAGAACGACCCGTTCGAAAGCCGGAATGGGGCCTTGAGGCCCATCCACCATGCGGTGGATTCGAAACCGCCGTCGGTGATGAGGTTGTCACCTGCAAGCGCCGCGTTGACGAGGTTCGAGGTCTGACTGATGGTGGTCTTGTTGGAGTCGGCCGTCGATTTGGCCTCGTTCGCGGTCTTAACGGTCACGTCAAGCGTTTTCGCCTGCTCCGTGATCCTGGTGGACAGGCCGTTGGCGGTCTGTTCCACCGTGGTGGCCTTGCTCATCGCTCCGGAAGCGGTCTTCGACACCTCGGCCACCTGGGCGGTGATGCTGTCGGAAGTCTGTTTCAGCGCACTGGTGGTGGCGTAAGCCGACATGCCGTCCTTGGGCTGGTAGGTCTTGGCGACAGTGGATTCGAAACCGTCGAGGTTCTGTTCGAGCGAGCTCACGCGGCTCACGGCTCCGTCGGCGGTTGTTTTGACCTGTGAAATGGTCTGCTTGTTACTGTCAGCGGTCGACTTGGCCTCGTTCGCGGTCTTTGTCGTGGCATCCAGCGTCTTGCCTTGGGCGGTGATCCTGGTGGACAGGCCGTTGGCGGTCTGTTCCACCGTGGTCGCCTTGCTCATCGCGCCGGACGCGGTCTTCGACACCTCGGCCACCTGCGCCTTGATGGAACCCGCGGTCTGCGTCAATTCCGACTTGGTCGAATAATCGCCAGCGGGCTGGAGGTCTTCCGGTGCGGGACTCCAATCCGTGGCCTTGGACCCCTTCTCGGCCTTGATCCGCCGCCACCTGAACTTTCCGGACGCAAACCAGTCGCATCGGATGCCGAGCTGAAACTTTCGGTTTGCGGTATTCGATTTTCGAGCTTTGTTCGTCCGGGACAGATGATAGACGGCATTCTCAGGTGTCTGCCGGGTCAGGAGCGAATCGGCGAACACGTTGAACACGTCACTCCACGATCCATCCACAGCACCCTGTGTGAGGGCTAATGCGGTACGCCCGCCAGTGCTTGCGACATCCGCAAATTCGATGTCGATCTGAGTGGTGTAGTCCGCGCCTTCCGCAAGGCCATCGGGAGTGTCGACGGTGGCAAGGACCTTGCAGAAGTTTGAGGCATTCGGTGTTATCACAATCCAATCGGACCAATTGCCGGAAGTCCCCTTTATCAGATTCGTCCCGCCGACAGACAGCTTGTCGAGATCGTCCTTGGTGGTGTACGTCTGGCTGACGGTCGTTTTGAACCCGTTCAGATTCGCTTCGAGACTGGTGGCCTTGTCCACCGCGGATTGTGCGGTCTTCGCGGTCGACGAAATACTAGCGCTCAAAGAGTCCGAAGTGGCCTTCAGGCTCGTCCGGGTCGCATACGTGGCGTCGGCCTGCGCCTTGGACTGATAGTTCTTCGACAGGTCCAGGCTCACGCCGTCGGCGGTCTGCTGGGCCTTGGAAGCGGCGGTCACGGCACCGTCGGCGGTCCGTCTGACCGAGGACAGCGAGGAGGACAATGATTCGCTCGTGGCCTCCAATTCGGTCTTCGTGGAATACTTCAGATCCGCGTCCTTCGCGCTCGTGTAGTCGGACGTGAGCGTGCGTTTCACGCCGTCGGCGGTCTCCTGGGCGCTGCTGGCTTTCTCCACCGCCCCTTCCGCCGTGCTTTTCACGGACGTGATGGACGAGCGCAGGCCGTCGGCGGTCTGCTCGAGCTCGGTCTTCGTGGAATACTTCAGTTCCATGTCCTTCGTGCTCGTGTAGTCCTCGCTCAGCGTGGTTCTGATGCCGTCCGCGGTCTGCTCCACCCGCGACGCCTTGCTCAACGCGTCCGACGCGGTCTTCGCGGTCTGCGAGACGGTGGACGAGATGCCGGTCACGGTCTGTTTCAATTCGGTCACGCTTTTGACCGTCGTGTCGCCACGTGTGATCTCGCCGGTCAGCCGCTGGTCGAATTCCTTGAGCTGCGTCTGCTGTCCATCGACGGTGCCTTTGATGTCCGTGATCCGACCGGCCAGTTGATCGCCTTTGCCGGACAGGCCTGACACGCGCGCGTCCAGATCGCCCACGCTCTTGTCGAGCTCGGCCTTGCCGGCATCCACCCTCTGCGAGAGCTTGTCGCCGTCGGCCTTGATCTGATCCGTCTTCGCGTCCACCTTGGCGATGCCCTCCTTGAGCGCCGTCGTCTGCGATTCCAGATCGGACTGCGCCTTGTCGGCCTTCGCATCCACGGCCGCAATCGCCGTGTCGGCGGCCTTCCTGTTCGCGTCCACCTCGGCCTGCAGATCGGAGCGCGCCTTGTCGGCTTTGGCGGCGGCATCCTGCGCCTGCCTGCGCGCGTCGTCGATGCCCGCCTGGGCGTCCCGGCGTATCTGCTCGCCCTGTCTGATAGCATCATCCGCCTTCGCGGCGGCGTCATCGGCGGCTTTCCGCGCGTCCCGCGCGGCCTTGTCGATTCCGCTCGTGTCCACGAGCGGCGACTGGTTGCCGTCCTCGTCGACCCTGTTGATGCCGTCGGCCGCGCCGGCACCGGCGAGGACGCCCTTGCCGTCGCCGGTGTCGATCCACACGTCGCCGCTCCTGCGGGTGAGCAGGCCGTTCGCGATCTCCAAAGCGTTGAGGCTCGTGCCGAGCAGCAGGTCGATGTCGCTCGGATTGATCTCGCCATGCGATGCCATGAGTCATAACCTCCAAAATAAAGAGAGGACCCATGCGTCAGGTGCATGGGTCCTCGCATATATCAAACAAGAGTGTGACCTTGCCCGTCTGGTCGCCGCTCATCTTCATGAGCCGCTGACGGTAGATTCCGTCCGGCAGGTCGGGATAGCCGGTAATCGAGACTTCGAATATCTCGCCGGGCCAGAAGGTGCCGAGCGCGTGCAACGGCATGCCGGAAGCGTCCACGTCGTTCGCGTTGATGGTGCCGCTCAATTGCATGAGGGGCTTGGAATTGGCCGCGAGCTTGGCCTGCGCGTGGGATTTCAGCACATCCCAATTCTTCGCGTCCGAATCCGAATAGGTCCCCTCGCGCAAGGGCCATGGGTCGGACTGGCGGCATAGGGTCAGGTCCTCCGCCAGACAGCACATGGTCGCCTTATCCGACCCCGCGCCAGTCGCGTAGACCCTCTGCGTGGGCGCCATCCTATCGACCTTGAGGTCTTCCAGGCTGCCGCCAAGCGGATGATAGGCAAGCGAATGCACCGTCTTCTGGCCGAGATACACGTCACCATCCGACCCAGCTTCGAAGCGGTAGCGCACATGCTGCGAATCCGAAAGATAGGGTCGGAACTGCATGTCCGGCCCGCCGACCACGTTCGCGAGCTTCGACAGGATCTGCCTGCACGACTGGTTCTGCACATCCCAATCCTGATAGTCCATCCGCTGATGATTACCCTTCTCGCCGAGCCAAGGGAGGTCGATCGGCAGCATGCCGCCCGGCTTGACGCTCGTGCACTGGCGGATCACCTCGCACGCGATCGCACGCAAGGACAATCCCTGCCAAGAAAAGCCGTCGGGCGCGGTATGCGCGGAATTGGTGCCGAAGCCGCCCTCATGCGCGAGGATCCTGTCGCCAAGCACCGTCATGAGACTGTCAAGCGGGATGCTCACGTCATTCGGCGTGCTTGACCGGACGCCGAAGACGCCGCCCAGGATCGGCGTGCCGAGCGATGAGTCATCGTCCAGATCACTGCGCCAGAAGAGCACAAGCCCGCGCTTGCCGCACATCAATGCGTCCGCGCGGGCGGTCGGCGTGGAGCCGGGAATCTGCTTCCACGGCAATTGCAGGCCGGACACCTCGTCCTCGCCCACATCCTTGCTCTTCGTCGTGCTGAAGCTCGAATCGGATACCGTCATCGACCATGTGAAGCTTGGAATGTCGATCTGCTGTGCGAGCAATCCCGTCATCGTATCGCACAGGCACGCGCGCCACGTCACCGGGCCACCCCCTCGTCCTTGACCACGAGCACGCGGCCAACATAATTGTCGCCATTGTCCTTGGCCCCGTAATGGGTGACGTAGCCCGCCCCCTGCTCGTTGAACATTGCGACTCCGATGGTGTGCGAGCCTTTCGCGAGCTGGAGTGAGCATGTGCATTCATGCGTCTTCCAAGAATCCGTGTATTCGATTTTCCTCGTGGTGTACAGTCTCCCGTCGACGATGAAACGCACCGTGGCGACGCCCTTGGACCCGTCCTTCTTCGCAGTGGAGACACAGGCATACACGGCCAGCAGCAGGTTGCGGTCGGTCGGCATCTTGAAAGTGCCGAGCAGGAAAGGAGCCGTATACGCGGGATTGGACGAGGCTTGAAGGTCCTTGTTCTCGGCGATTCGCGCGAGCACGCCAAGACTCGCGCCATGCGGTATGGCGTAATCCTGCGTGTCCACCATCGTCGCCGACTGCGTGGACGAGGCACCGGCAGGCATCCTCATGCTCATCAGCCGCGTGCATCCGGCAGGCAGGGACGGGGCGACGGGATTCGCTGATGGCGTGCCCTGCGTCACACCGGAGACGACGGCATTGTTCGAGTCGCCTTGGCTGATGTCATTGGCCTTGAGCCAGATGACGTCGATGCGTGGATTCGACGGGTCTCCAGCACCCACGGCGGGTGACTGACCGCCACCCCAATAAGCCTCCGTATATCCGTCCGCATTGCCACGTGAGCAGACGGCTACACCCTGCGCGACGTCATACCGCAGGTCGCTGCGGCCCGAAACATCCAGTCCGCAGATGATGCCGGTGTTCTCCCAATGCGCTTTGATGACCTGACGATGTGTCAGCGGGTCCACTCCCTTGCCGGTCGAATCAGGCGCGATACCCAAAGCGGTGGTCATTTCTCAATCTCCTTACATGTAGGTGTCATGGCATTCGACGCTCACATACCCATTGCCGATGGATTGCAGGTTCACGGCCAGCGAGCCGCCCGGCTGGACGGTCGGAAAGCCACGCTGGCGAAGATTCCTGCTCACATCCAAGCCGCCGATGCTCGCCGTGCGCGAGCGGGAATCCAAGACAAGCGGAACGTTGCCGACCGCCTGCGCATAATCCAGACTCATGCCAAGGCCGGGGAAAGTAAGCTGCACGCCGCTGGGCCAAGGGCCCTGCACGGTGAAAACGGGATACGCGCGGGAGCTGCCATTGTTTGTGAGCGTGCACACGTTACGCGCATCCACGGCCGCTTTTCCATAGGACAGCGGATAGGCCAAGCCCTTGCCGGAATCGCCGTAGGAAAGGCCAACGTGGTCCGATTCAATCGACGGCAACAGCTGACAGCGTTGCGGTTGCGAGGACAGGCGCTCCGGACGCTCGAAAACAAGAGTGATGTCGCCGGAAAGGTTCTGCCAAAGCGGATTCTGGATCTTCTGCTCAAGAGACCGGACATAATATCCTCCACTACAGTAGGTGTCCTGCCCTTCGTCGATAACGTGGCATGTGACGAGACCGTGGACGAGGTTGTCAAGCAGTGATAACTGCCTCAGAGCCTCTCCGCGGTCGCTGCCGGCGATGACACGGTAGCCGACCGTGACCACTCGTGCATCGTACATGATGTCGTCAGAGACGATGTCATGTCCACCATCGCCTTGGCCACGCGAGGTGACGGTGACCTTGGCGTCAGGCGTGGCATACCAGCCGGACAGGCCCGTCAATGCGATGCCGAATCCGTCGAATTGACCACCGTGCAATGTGACTGATGTACCGTTGGCGGTAAGGATGACGTCGCTCATCTTCCTCTCCTCACTGCGGCCATGACTTTATTGCCGATGATCGTTCCGCTGACGCTTGGCTGATCGGCCACGACGACCTTCATCGGCATATTGACCGTGGTCTGTGCCGCATCGGCGGGCATTTCGACCTTGACCACAATCGGCATGTCACGCGAGGTGGAAAACACCTCACGCGGGATGCGCATCTCGTTAATGGCGCGCATGACATCAAGCCCGTAATAGTCGACGGCCGACGCTCGGTGCGTGTATTCGCCCGCGGCGAGACGCGCGTTGAGCAGGTGCACGCTGTCGCTCAAACCATTGCCGGGCGCCCATGCCGGATCCACGTAGCCGGAGAACATGCCACCTCCGGCGAACTGCTGGAAGGTGCCGTCGGTGAACATTCCACCGGTGTAGCCACCCTCCGTCTTCGTCTTCTCCGTGACGGTGAAGCTCTTGTCCGCGATCTTGAAGTTGTTGATGGAGCGGAGCACCGGAGTCGCCTGGTCGTTGACCGAGGCGGTGCTCTTCTTGTCGTTCAGCTTCTTGCGGTTGACGGCATCGACCTTCGGTCCGGCCTTGTCGGTCGAATTGAGGGTGTTCTTCTTGTTGTCGAGCCTCTTCGCGTTCGCGGCGTTCGTCTTCGGCGTTGCCCTGTCGATGGAATCCAAGGCGTTGCGCTTGTTTGACAGTTTCTTCGCGTTGGCCTTGTCTACCTTCGGCGAGGCGTTGTCCTTCGCGTCGAGGCTGGCTGTGGCCTTCCTGCCATTGAGCTTTCCGATGTTCTTGGAGGCGGTGTTCGCCTTCTTGGATGCCTTGTCGGTCGCGTCGATGGTGCCTTTGACGTGCTTCTTGCCGAAGTCGTCCATCATCTTCCGCGCCTTCTTGGCGCTGGCCGTGGCCTTCTTGGCGTCGGCGTCGAGCTTGGCCTTCGCTATCTTCTTGCTGAATTTGTCAAGGTTGGTTTCCGCGCCCTTGGTCTTCGACTTGGCTTTGGAATCGTCAACGTCAAGCTTCGCCTTGTTGTTGTCGGCGGTCTTCTTGATGTTGTCGATGGAAGCCTTGATGCTGTCGGAACTCAGACCCCAACGGTCTGCCAAGGCGTTAGCGGCCTGTTCGCTCATGCCCGAGGCTTCGGCCTGCCGGATGATCGCGTCACGCGCGTCCTGCAGCACGCCGTTCGCGCGTTCGATCTCACCGCTACTAAAACCGGTGCTCTCGCCCTGCTTGAGAATCTTCTCCGCAGCATTCTGGGCACTGCTGGCGATGTCCTCCAAAGCCTGCTTGGTCTTCGTACCCTTCTCGGAAAAACGGTCAAGCAGATCCCCATTCTGGTCGAACACCATGCCGTTGTCCTTGCAGGTGTCGGACAGTTCACCGATCTTCTGGTTCAGCTGGTCGACTGCCTGATCTGCAGTCAGGTTGCCGGACTCCAGGCCGAACAGAGACTTCACGAGGTCGTCGATTTCATCCGACGCGTCCGAAGCGGAAGAGCCAAGCTCTTTGTTCGCATTGGCGGCATCCTTCGCGGCGGCGGCAGACTTTCCGTCAGCATCTACCGCGTTCTTGGCTGCCTTGCTTTTCTCATTGGCCTTCTTGGAAGCATCATCGTAGGCCTTTGATTCCTCTTTCAGGGCTTTTTTGATGGCGGATGCCGCAGTTGCGCCAATGCCGGGCTTGTCGATTTCCTTGATCTGCTTGTTGACGCGCTTCAAAGCGGCTTCGTTGCCCATGGCTGCGCTGGTCATGTCGGTCAGGCTGATACCCGCTTTGTCAAGCCATGTGGTCAACTTGACGCCGCCACTGCTCATATCCTGATAGGCTCCGGCGATTTCGGACGCGACATCCGAACCGGACTCCAGGGCGCTTTCCAGCTGCTCGGATGCCGCCTTAGCCTTCTGCTGCTGAGAAATGAAAGCCGATAACGCCACGCCGGCCACCGTCAGCGCGATGCCCCACGGTCCACCGAGCAAACTCATCACACTGCTGCCGACAGCCTTGAAACCAGCGGTCTTCAGTTCGGCTCTGCTGGCGCTCGTGCCGAACGTCTCCAACTGTTCCTGCGCGCTCATACCGGATGCGCGGAACATTTCGAAGGCGGTCTGCGCGGAAGCCAAAGCGGTCTTGACGCGTTGGATCGGGTCGATGGCCAAGCCGATATTGTTGGCCATCGTGCTGGTGCTGCCGTTGAGATTGCCTGCGGCCTTGTGCACGGCTCCGAACACGCCGGCCAATGATGCCATGACCACGAGCGTCTGCTGCACGCCTGACGGCAAACCGGCGAACGCGTCAACCAGCGTATCCAACCCCTGCACCATCTTGCGCAAAGGCCCCTGAGCGCCCTCGCCGACGGAAATCATCAAGGATTCCATCGAACCGCCAAGATTCTCCAGATCACCCTTGAGATTGTTGTTCTTCGCAGCCGCCTGCTCGGCGGCGTACCCGCTTTCGGAGACGGCCTTCGTCCACTTGTTGACACCGGACTCGCCCGCCTCGTAAAGATAATTCGCGGCCTTGATCGCGTAACTGCCGAAGATGGTCGCGTTCGCCTGGTTGCGTTGCTCGTCGGTCAAGCCTTTTTCGGCCTTCTGCAACTGTCCGGCGAAGTTCGCCATGCCGACGAAATGATGTTGAGCGTCATATGCGCTGATGCCCAATTCCTTCATCGTGTTGGACGCTTCGGTGGACGGTGCGGCCAGTTTCATCAGCATGCTGTTCAATTGGGTGCCGGCTTCGGCGCCGATGGTGCCGTTCTGTGCGAACAACGCCAGTACGCCGGTGGTTTCCTGAATGTTCATGCCGAAACTGTTCGCCTGCGCGCCGCAGTTGTTCAACGCCTCGCCGAAATCGGAGACATTGCCGACGGCCTTGCCGGCGCCAGCCGCCAAAGTATCGGCCACTTGGGAAGCCTGAGACCCCTTCAGGTGGAACATGCTCAACGCGTTGGCCATGTATTCGGCGGCATCACCAACGGCCATTCCATCGGACGCGGCCAGATTCAAAGCGCCAGACAAACCGCCGGTGAGAATATCCGTGACGCTCATGCCGGCCTTGCCGAGATCGTTGATCGCGTCGGCGGAATCCGAAGCGGAATAAACGGTCGATGCTCCTGCTTCGATGGCGGCGGCACGCAGCTGGTCCATTTGGGCGCTGGTCGCGCCGGTGTTCGCCTGCACGGTGCTCATCTGCTGGTCGAAGTCCGCGGCCATCTTCACCGCGGCCACACCGAAAGCGGCCACGGCCAAACCTGCTGCGGTCATGCCGCTGGCGATGAGCGCGGACTTGCGTCCGGTGTGTTCCATGCCAGAAGCGACCGTTCTCGCGGTGCTTCCGGCGCGGGTCATCGCCGCCTCATATGAGGCTGTGTCCGCCATCAACCGGATGACGATGTTCTTGTTCTCCGCCAAAGCATCCTCCAAAAATCAGGTCAAATGCGCCACCAAGGCGTTCGCAGCCGGATTGTCCCTGCCATTCGCATCAGTCCACTGTTTCATGGCCTGCTGCATGTGCGCAGTGGCCCAGCAAACGCTGGTTTCGGCATGCAATGTAAGTTCGCTCTTCGGGTCTTGGCAGATCGTGCGAGGCAAACCGCACATGGGGCATAATGACCGTTCGTATTCCGCCAACGAGCGCATCCAATTGCGTTCCGTCTCATCCCATTCGACATCATCGCCCTCACTCGGACGCCAGCCCATGAAACGCTTATAGCTGATGCCGAGCTGGCGGCAGATCTTAAGATCCTCGACTAGTTGCGGAGAACCTGCGAGGCGAGGTCGAATGCCGCTTTTGGGTCCGCTGCGGTGCCGTTCAGTTCGGCGATGGCCTGCCAGATCGGCGTGAACTGGCCATCGGTGAGTTCGTCGAACAGATTGCGCCACGCCTGTTCGGTCTTGTCCTCGTCGGACACCGGCTTGCCGCCGATGGTCGCGGAATCAAGCATGAGAGGCAATGCCGCGGCGGCGGTGCCGAACATGTCGTTCGTGCCGTTCTCGTTGCGGTGCGCGGCCAATGCCTGCGCCCACTTGCTTACCGGCAATGCCCGCAACGTGAGCTTCAATGTCTCCGCATCCGCCTGTTCGCGCAGCTCTTCGATGCGCCGCGCGGTGGCCTTCGCCTGCCGGTTCGTCCCAGCCTCCGTGATTTGTTCGCGCGTGGTCTCCTCGGCCAGCGCATCACCCAATCTGGCGATGTCCTCGGCGATCTGCTGGTTGAGGATGACATCGACCTCACGAGTGCGCCTGGTGACTTTAAGCATATGTGTTCCTTCGCTCTAATATTCATGTCCCTTTGCCGGAAAAGAGAGAAAGAGGGTCCCGCACCGGCGAAAGGGACGAAAGTCCGGTGCGGGAAGAATCAATCAGGCGACCTTCACGTTCTCCGCCCAGCCAGGAGCGCGAACGGAGAAATTGACCTTGCTGCGCAGCACGCTGTTCGCGGCAATCGCCACCTTGGCGCTCATGCCGATGCGGACAGCATACACGTTCACCGTATCTCCGGCGGCAAAAGAATCATCCGTCTGCTTGCCATAGCGGCGCACGAAATAGCCTTCCACACCCTCGGTCAACGTCTCCATTGCCACGTTTTCCGTGGAATGCGAAGTGTTGGTGTTGTCGATGACCTCGATGCTTGAACCGCTGATCTTCTTGCGTCCGGGATTTTCATAATCCTGCGCGCTGTTCTCTCGCTGGTCGGAAATGGACTCCTGCGACGGCGAGCACGACCAGCCGCCCATAGTGACGTAGTTACTCAGGTCGGTTCCGGCGTTGATCTCGTCGGCGGTCGGCTTCTGGATGTTTTCGATGGACGGCACCCAGATCGTGTTGACCAGACCGTCCGCCGGTGTGGAAGGAACTTCAGTTCCAAGAGTCAAAACCATGACTCCTCCTTAAATATTTGTGGTCACATGCGTGACCAGTTGAATTTGAAAGTCAGAAGACGGCACTGGTAAAGCAGCGCCGTATCCTCTGCGGTAAGTCCGGCCGCATAAGCGCCGGAATCGGAGAACAACGTCAGACAGCCGGTGTCGAAACCCTGCGCGACGAACCTTTTGCCAGCAAGCCCTGGAATCATGAGGTCATCGGCCAGCACGTTGACGGAATCGGCCGTGGTGCTCACGATGCGCACCAGCAAAGTGCCGATGCCGCAATGCACATGCTGCGTTTCGCCGACGATATGACCGTTAGTCGTGACCGTCTCAATCACCCACGGCGGCTTGTCGGTCGGCTTCGGGGCGGTCTGCCGGTACACGGCCCAGCCAGTCGCTGGCTTCGGGATATGGTCGAGGATCGTGTCGGTCAACGTCATGATCGACGTCATTCAGACCACCTCCACGGCGGCACGCGCCACGTATTCCGCAAGCTTCGGCAATTCTTCCTCACCATGCTCGTAGAACCGATGCGTTCCACCGCCCCTCGCGGTGCCGAAGAACGCGATGTTCGCGAGCGAACCAGTGCCGCCCTTCGTCGGGCCTATCTCGGCGGTGATGCGTCCGGGCGTCTCGCTCACCGTGTAGGTGATCGGAATGCTGCGGAACGCCTTGTTGCCGGAGCCTTTCAGGTCGTCGCGAATCGAGTTCTTGACGTTCTGCGCGCCCTTCTTCACCGAAGCGGAGATCAAGGCGCGGCGAGCCACGCCCTTGGCGAGCAGCGCATCACCGAAGGCCGTCAACTGCGAAGCGTCGAACAGTCCACTCATGAGTCCTCCTTCACATTCCAACGGCAGGCGGTGGCGTGCGTCTTCTCGCTTTGAGGTGAGACGAGCCTGAACCGCCTGCCGACGAGCAGCGGATTGGCGGATTCCGTGACTTCCACCACGTCACCGGCGCGAAGGCCTGGAGTGCCATATGGAAAATGCACGTACAAAGACCAGACCAACGAGACGGCGCCCATGTTCTGGGCGGCGCTTCCCTCGGTCTGTTCGCTGGCGAGACCACCAGAGGTCTGCACCTTGCACTTGCCCTCATACACCTGCTCCGTGCCGGTGTTCGGCAGTCCCGTGTCCGGATCCGTGGTGGACTCGTCTGGGCGGGTTACCGTGCACTGGTCGGTCATGAGGCCTTCCGCGTCACGGCGGGCCTTGGAGAGGAATGATGCGCTGATTCTCATCGGAACACCCCTATCGAAGAGACGTTCGCGCCGAAGCGGTTGCGCAGGCTGCGCTTGGTCGCTTCCGGCAGTTCGGTCACGTCGATTTGGGCGGCATCGCCTTGCGCGTATCCGACCTGTGCGTCGTCGACACGTTCGTAGCTGACGCCGGCGTGGGCGCCGGGGCCTCCGTCCTCGAGCTGGTGGAGTCCGGCTGCGACGTACGAGCAGACCAGTCTGACGATATCGGCGGGTATCGGATTCCAGCCACCCGTGAAGGTGACTGTCACGACCGACGGGATGCGTCCGAAGGGGCTCCACGGCTCTTCGCGGTAGAGTGCGGATCCGAGGAGCCGCCAGTCGTCGACGGTCTTGCCGTCGATGAGCACCTTGGAAACGCTTCTGACGGCCCTGCATGGCAGGTCGAGTTTCCTGGACTGTTCTCCGGGGATGTCGACGGTCCATTCGCCGAGGGTGATCGGACAGCCGGCGGCCGAGCGGACGGCTTCGGAGACCGAGTCGAGCAGACTGGTTGCCGTCTGCTCATCGGTCACTTCGATGCCGTTATGTTTCAGGTCGTCCAAGGTGGCTAGTGCGGTCATTTCAGCCTCCGATCATCGGACTCGACTACTTGCCGCTCTTCTTGCCTGCAGCAGCATCCTCTTCACCGTCGCTGTCTGCGGTGGTACCGCTCACGACAGGGGTCTGCGCATCCTGCATGGAACGACCGGTGGTGGTGGAGAGGTTCAGTGTGATCTTGGTCAGGCACTCGGGGCGGATGACCTTGGCGCCGTACAGGTCGAGGCCGCGCACCATGTCGGCGAAGTCGGTCTGCATGCGCATAGCCTCGACGTTGCTGACCTGCTGTGCGAAGGTCACGGCGGCGTTGGTGCCGGCGAGAATGGACTGGGTGTCCGGGCTGGCGGACTTGTGCGGCACATTGTTGGACTTCACGACGGTGAAGCCGCGCACCTGGCCGACCACGCCGTTGAGCAGCGTATTATGGCCTGCTTCGGTGCCTTCGATGAAGCGGGAGTCCTGCAGCAGGAGCGCGTAGAAGTCGGGGCTGACGACGAGCCAGCGGCCCTCGTCGGGCACGTTTTGAACATCCAGCTTCCGTCCGGCTTCCACGACGGCGAGATACGCGTCGGCGGGGGTGCCGACGGCCACGGTCTTCGCCGGGGTCTCGACGGCCGTGTCCATGAGATTGGAGATGTAGTTCTCCACGTTCTTCATCATGTTGTAGGCGGCGGAATTGGTGAACTTTCCAGTCATGTCCGCCTTGGCCTGAGCCTTGTCGAGGTCGTTGACCTTGAAGGCGAAATAGTCGGACTGATTGATTTCAAGAACGGCTGCTTCCTTGTCATTGACATCGTCGACGGTGATCGCCTGGCCGCGGACGTACTTGCGCACAGTCACGTCGTCGTATCCGGTGATGTGCACGGTATCGCCGGCCTCACGGATGTCGCCCTCATAATCGCGGTTGCACAGGCTCGGGAAGACGAGCTTCGCGCGCAGGGCTTCGAGGATGGCAGCGGACCATACCTCGGGAATGAAATTGGTGATTGCCATTGCTGGTGGCCTCCTTACTTGCTGCGGCCTGCGAGCAGGTCATCCAGACGGCCCTTGCGGCGCGCCTCCTCGATCTGCTTCGGGGTCATGTTCTTCAGATCGTCCCTGGTAAGCTGTCCCGCCTGATGATCGCCATCACGGGCGCCTGACGGTGGGATGATTCCCGCCAGACCAGCCTTGTTCCCGCCTTGCGCGAGATACGGGTGTGCCGTGACCAGATCGTCGATTTTCTTGGAAATCACGTTCTGGTCGTATCCTCCCTGATCGTCAGCGGTCAGGTCGGAGAAATCGATGAGCTTCAATGCGTCGCTCGGATTGATGAGCTTGCCGGTGGCCGCGGCGGTGACGTTCGCCTGGAGCACCTGCTTCTGCAGTCCGGCGATGGTGGCCTGCGCGGATTCGAATTCCTTGCCGCGCTGCTCCCAGTCGGCGACCTGCTTCTCCAAGTCGTCCACGCGGTCGGCCTTCTCGTAGGCGGTCTTGAGCTTCGCCTCGAGGTCGGTGTTGACCTTCTTCTGGCCGAGGAACTTGTCGTGCCAGTCGACGGGCGGCTCCTGCGCGCCCGGATCGCCGGTGTTCGGATCCTGCTGCTGTCCATCGGACATGATGATGTTTCCTTCCTTTTACTGGATGTATTTTTCGCCGTTGCTGGAAAGCCAGCGACGATACGAGTTCTCGGCCTTCGCCAGCACATCCGGCGTGACCGGACTGCCTGGCTGATAGGGATTGTGGCCGTCCAATGCGGCCTCGTAGCGGAGCCGCGCATTGAGCAGACGCTTCTGCGCCGCGGTCAGCTCCTCATGCCGTCCCTGACGGTATCCGTTGTCGTGCAGCCATTGGCTGCGGCGAAGCTCCGGCACCTGCTCGCGCCATTTGTCGGGCAGGATGTATCCCTCGCGCTTCAGAAGTTCGATGGTCTGCTCGCGCGGCAGGTTGAAGCTGTAGATGCCTTCCGGCGTGAGCCTGCGCCTCTGGCGTTGGCCGTATTCGTATTTGCGGATCATGCGGCTCCAGCCGTAGCGGCTGGTGCCTTCGGACGTTGTCATGCCGATGTTGCCGCGTCCGATTGGCCGCATGCCTCGATGCGCGTTGACGACCTGGTAGATGTCGGCGCCGTCCCTGATAGCCTGCGCGTCGGCATGTCCGAAGACCTTGTCCTGCTCCTCTTCGCTCATGTTGTTGAAGCGGTCCATCGGCGATGTGATCCAGCCTTGTTTCTCAGCCTTTTCCTTGCCTTTGCAGGGTATGGTGCGGCCGTGGCATTTCGGATGACGAAGGAAGTCGTTGTTGTGCCGGAAGTATTTTCCGGCGAGGATGGCGCATCTTGGGCAGCAGTCGGGTGATTCGACTCGCACATAGCCGACGCCGGCACGTTGCGTGATGCTGACGCCCATCGCGCTGATTGACGTGTCCTCGATGGCCTGCATGGCCATCAGGCGAAGCGTAGCACGACCTGCCATCATGGCATCGGATTCGCCCATGCCTGACTTGATGGCCGACAAAGTGCGCGTCACCGGGATATCGAAATATGATTCGAGGTCGATGCCGCTCGGTGCGAAACCCGTCCCGAAGGCGAGGGGATTCGCAATACCGTCAGGGCGCACGTAGTCGCCCTGTTCGGCGAGCATCAACGTGGACGAGTCCATCGCATCGCTCGCGGCGCGGGTCTGCAGTGTGGCGAAGAGCGTAAGGAAATCGGCGTTTGTCCGATTCCAGCTGTCACGCACCCGCCTCGGATCCACGCCCTTCCACGTTTTGTCCGCCGCCCTCACGGCCAGCAGGCACAGTCTGGCCAGAGTGTTCCGACTGTCCGACAGGCTCTCCAGCGTCACCGTCATCAGATGCACCTCCGACCTGCAGGCTGCGGGCTATCTCCGCCATCTCCGGATCGTGATTCTCGTCGTCCACCATGCGCATGATGCGCTTGATGTCCTCCGGACTCTGACCCATCTGCTCGGCGATCCACTGCAACGGGTATCCGAGCTGCTTGTATTTGAGCATCGCGTCGGCCATGAGGGCCTCGGACCGGTATTGCGGTGTGGCGAACACGACCTTTGAATCCTCGAGGATGCGGGCTGATTCCTCATCGTCCTCGAGCATCATGGCCATCACGCACAATTCGCGCACCGGCTGACGCATGAAGCTGATGCGCTCCAATGTCTTCGACACGAGGCCGGCTTCGGCGACCTCGTAGCCGGTGGCCGGCACCTCCGCATTCGTCAGCAGGTAGTGGCCGGGCGTGCGTGTCTCGGCCGCGATGTGCTCGACGGCCTTCTGGATGATCGGCAGGAAAGCCTGCAGGTTGCTGGCTGTCCATTCGCCGATCGATACGTTGTCGCCGGTGATCTGCATGATGCGCTCCATGACCTGCTTGTCGAGGTTCACGGGGCGTTCACCGACCTGCTCTCCGGTCGCCTTGTCGAAGACCGGCTCGGACAGGGAGTCGCCGCCGAGTATCACCCTCGCAGGCATGGACGCGAAGTCCAGGGCGTTGAGCGTGTAGGCCCAGCAGACGTTGACGGCGTCCTGCATCGATTCGACCTGCTCCACATCACTGATCGGCAGGTCGTCCAGGAGCATCTGATTGCGGAATTCGACCAGCGGAACTCGGCCGAGAGGATTCTCGCGCGCCGAATCCGGCACGAACCGCCAGCCCTCCACGCCGGGCGGCAGACGGTTACGCTCGTCGTCCCCGCCTGCACGCACGCGCACCACGTCGAAGACCATGTCCGGCAGCAGCAGCGTGCCGAACTCGTGCTCCTCGTCGTATCGGACCAGGAGGCCGGCGTCGACCTCGCCGGTGAGCGGATCATAGTGCACTGCCGCGCTGTCCGGATGCTCGAAGCTGATGCGCGCCCTGCCGTCCGGCATCGAGGTCACCAGGCCAAACGCACGTCCGGTCGTGGTCATCATCAGCGCGCTCTCCTGCAGCTTGCGATCGCAGTCATTCCGCTCCCACACGCGCATGACATGCGAGTCGAGCTCACTGTCGTCGTATGGGATAAAGCCTCTGAAATGGATGCGCTCGACCGGCGCCTGCGCCACAGGCAGACACCAGTTGTCGGCGAAACCTGAGAACCGGTCCGCCATGTAGCGTTTGAATTCGTCGGACGCGAATTTCAGTGTGCCGCGCTTGCCACGCACATAATCCGTATGCTTCCTGATGCCCGGCCGACGGTTCTCGATCTTCAAGGCGAGAAGATTCGCCATGCGATTCACATCATCGGCGGTACGAATCATTTAGAACCCCCTCGTAGTAGAACCAGTCAACAAGTACGCCTTGCGTTTCCTACCCCAGCCGGCGGCACGTGCATCACATGCCGCCTCATGCGCCAGCACGCACGTCACCGCCGCATCAATCTTCCGCGTCTGCTTCGGCTTGCCCAGCCCGTAGCGTTCGCCGGACTTGGCGAAGCGTCTTGCGTTGCGCATGTGCGTGATGGTGATCGGACACCCGTCCTGCGTGATCGCGTGATGCTGCAGGTCGGATTCGAAGCGTTTCAACGCCTCCCATACGGCGGTGATACGGCTCGAACCGCTCATCGACCAGGGGATGAATTTCTTCGGCCCGTATTGGGAGTCCCATGCCTCGATCTGCGATTCCCACGACACCTCGTCGCGGAAACCGGGATCGCAATAGGCGCGGATCACCTTGTATCGGTCGTTGAGCTCGTCCATGGCGGCGTTGACCTCGCCGCGCGGGATGCGGCCGCCCCACGTCTTCGGATTCCAGATCGTCGGACGGCGATCCTCGCCATACCGTGGCGTGAAGATGAAACCTTCACGGGTCTCGGCCTTGATGCATGTCCAGTCGTCGTTCTCGGAGCCGTCGAAGCCGAGACACACCTCTGTGCCTTTCGGCGGGTTCTCAAGCCAAAGCTCATGCTCGGACATGCTAGTATCCCATGTTCCTCAAGACCGATTTCGACAAACTCTTCTGCGAGCGCTGGTAGTTCTGGTTTGTGATCTCCCTTGTCGTCGCTTCGCCGAAGGAATTGACGAATGCGCGGCTTGTGCCGCTTGATTTTGGTTGGCGTCGGATCTGTTCGTCGGAGATTCTGTCGCGCTGTGCTCTGGCGGTGTGGAATGCCTTGGAAGCCGCTTGGTATTTGTCGTAGTTCGCCTTGGTTGCCTCCGGGAACACGCTTTCCGGCATGCGCTGGTTGTATTGCGTGGCTCCGTGCGCGGTTCTCTGCATGATTTCCGATGCGGCGTCCATGCGGCTTCCCGCATCGCGCATCATCTTGGTGAGATCCGAGTCGCTTACGGATGAGAGGTCGGTGGCAGAGCCTCCCCCTCCGCCGCCATGTCCGCCACGGCCTGCGCCCGAGCTTGATCCTCTTCCGCCCATTTTTTCATCCTTTCCACATTGCTGTTTTCGTATGCGACGACTTCGGCGCCACCGAAGTCGAAAAACGGAATGGCATCTCCGTAGAGGAGAATCTTTTCCGGTTCAAGCCTGTCGATCGCGTACCGCATGCCGAGCCGCCAATAGAGCTCTGCCGTCGGATTGTCATTCGCTCCGACAGTGCTTACCGCGACGGTGGAGTTGTTTGGAATGCCTGAAAAGCAGTAAGAGAACGATTCTGGGCCAGCCCATTGAAGCGTTGGGATGACTTTCAGCCCGCAGGACTGCCAGTATGCTCCGATCAGACGGCTTCGGAAGACGTTATAGATCTTCATCGCTTCCGGCATGTCCATGTATGTGCTGAAATCAGGCGTCAGCACACACTGGAAGCGTTTGAGCGGTGCGATGTATCTGTCCGGCTGGTTCCAGACTCTCTGGAACTGGTAGTCATCGATGAAGAAATGGATTCCGCAATGCTTGACTGTCTTTTTGCCGGTCGCGTAATTGAAGCCCATCAACGTGTCAGGGGTGGTGACGTCCTGTTTTGCAAGCATTGGCATGTCGTATCTGCCAACCGTCCGCACCTTTTGCAGCAGCGGAAGATTGTATTGCCTCATCGTCCGCATCCTTGATTTGTTGAGTGGTCTATTGTCCCGCATAGCAGCTCTCCCATAGTCCGTCCTCGAGCCATGCGCCGCCTCCCTGCACCATTCGGTTGCCGAAAAAGCGCTCGGCCTGTGCCGGGTCCTTCTCCATGAGCGCCTCGGCCTCCGCTTCGACGGAGTCCAAGGGCACCCAGGGACTGCCGGCGTAGACCCATTCGAGGATCTTGCGGCGTTCGCGCCGGTTGTTGAAGCTGTATGGCGTACCGTCCTTGTGTCGCAAATCGGGATTCAGGTCGGGGTTGCGGTAGAAGATCCACACGTCCTTGCTGGCCGATTCGAACTGCTGTTGGGCGTACGAGTTCTCGCCGGGGTCGTAAGCGTTGGTCCAGAAGTGCGTCCTACCGCCCATGCCGGCGGCGCCACGGCGTTGGGTGTCGGCCACGTCGAGCATGCCGTTCGACTTGGTGTACAAACCGGCCTCGTCCTGTTCGGCGTCCGAGATCGGGTTGCCCAGACGGCTGGTGGCCGAGGCGGTGACCACGTCGATGCGGTCGAGGTCGAGATCGTCATCATCCAAGTTGATTCCGGGGCGAAGGATGCGAATGAACCCCTCGCGCACCTTGAGCAGCTGTTTCAGCGGACCAAGCCTGATCATGGCGACCAATGGCCGGTAGGCGTTGCGCACCTGGTCCTCGGAGTTCGCGGTCAGCTGGATGAGGGGCGACGGGTGGCGCATGCCCTTCGGCTCGCCCGGATTGTAGTGGTAGACCCATCCGCAGGGGCAGCCGTTGTCGGAGCAGCGGTACACGTCGCCGGGCTTCGCCCAACCGGCGAACACGACCGGACCGCAGGCTTCGAGGATGGCGCATGACGCCTCGGTCGGTCCCTTGCCGGTCTTCTGCGGGCCGATGCAGCCGGTCAGACGATATTGGAAGGCTTGGTTGAGAACCAGTGGATTGTCCACCGTGACCTCCTCGGGCGGGATGAACTCCGCGTCCTCGCGCACCCTCCACCGATGCGCCGCATACCAGAACTGCCAATCTGACCAGCAGAAGGGCTTGCCGCGGAGGATGCCGTCGGGCTGGCGCACGTGCCGCCGCACCCATGCATCCTGCAGGTCGGCGAGGGTCGGGAAGTCGATGATCCAGTCGTCGGCCATGTCACGCCCTTAGGCGTCGTGGGAACTGGACGATCTTGGTGTCCATGCCGCTCTCGGACGCCTCCGCGTCCGTGGCGGGCACCTCGTGTGCGGCCATGTCGACGTTGTCCTCGGAGATCTTCCAGCCGAGCGCCTGCAATCCAGCCTCGGACAGGCCTATCCGGTCCTCGAGCCTGATCTTCACGGCCACGTCGGCCGCCTTGGCCGACGGGCTCTCGCACACCACGCATTCGCGGACATACGAGGCGATCTGGTAATGCAGGTACTTCAGCTGCGGCTGTTTCCATGCGCGCGCCTGCGGCAGACGCCACAACTGCCTCCACAGTTCGGCCTCCCGGTCATTCCACGATTCCGAACCGGCCCTGTCCTCGACCCATTCCTGCGAGTCCTTGTCGAAATAGCGGATCACGTAAGGCGGCAGCGGAAACTTCGGCGGCCGGCCCTTGTATTCCGTGTTCGGCAGACTGCGCAGCGTGTATCCCCTGCGTTCGCTCGCACCGCTCGACGGATCGGGCATCGGACCGGATCTGACGCGTTTTCCTCCTCTTGGCATGTCTCCTCCATCGTCGGACGGCCTCGCGCCGTTCCTTCGCTGCGGGCGGCCGGGCCTTTCGCCCGCCCCCCTCTGAAACTTTTGAACCCTCCGCACCTCGGAGACAGCTCTCCGGCGGTTCCGCCACCAATCCGTTAGGGGGTACCCCCGTGGGTGTTTCGCCGGTTTGTTTTCGTTGATTTTCCAACGTTTTCTAATACTGCACGTTCGTCTTCGCGCCGAGCGGCGAACCGAATTGAAAAAGGACTTGATCGCTTTTTGTTTTCCGCTTCGCCTCACGCTTGCGGCGCGCGCCGGACGTCGTCGGCTTGGCTCGACGTACCGCATGCGTGCAGCAGATGAGATGAATCAGCGAAGGCTTCGACCGTTGAAGCCTGAAGGTTTCGTTCTCGCGGTCTTGCTGTCGTGGCAACGCTTGCACAGGCCGCGCATGCGTGCCGGATCGTTTGGGTCCAGTCCGGCTTCGACGAGCTCGACGCGTTCAAGCGGCCAATGGTCGGCTATGGTGCTGGGGGCACCGCACAGGCCATGGTGCCTGCCGCATCCGTCAGGTCCGTCGCCTGGGCAGACGCATCGCGGATCCCTCGCCAGCACACGGGCCCGTGCGAGCCTGTGGGCTTTCGAGGTGTATGGATTGCGGCCGCGCGAGCGGCGCTTGTCCTTGGCTTTCCTGCACTCGTGGCACAGTGAGCCGGAGGAGACCAGGTGTGGGCAACCGGAGGTGGAGCATACCTTGTACATCAATCCCCCATCATCACGTAAGCGCGGGATTGGCTTGCCTGCCGCTGTTGGTGTATGCCCACTCTGACGTGGAGTGGGCGGAGCGTGTCCGATATGCCGTTCGGACAAGACGGTGTTACGTAGCCCAAGGAGTTAGGAGAATCCAAGGTGGATATGAAAAGGGTTCAAACCAAGTCACCTCGGTTTGAACCCTCTAATCCACTGACAATTATGCCTTGCACTTCGAGAAACGTCAAATCGAGTCGCGTCGGGAAAGCTGCTCGTGCACGTCGGCGAGACGGTAGATCGGCTGTCCCTTCCCGTTCTTGCCGACTGGTTGAATCCTGCCGCGACTGCGCCACGAGTAGATCGTGTTCACGCCGCATTGGAACCCGCATTCGCGCAGGAGTTCGGTGCATTCCCCTGCCGTGAACGCTTTGCCGGATGCGATGCACTCCTTCAGGAAGCCGAGCCGCACGTCCACCACACGGTAAGTGCCGCCGCATACGGGGCAGGTGACCTCGACCGCGTCGATGGGCGCCGACAGTTCGACACCGCACAATGGGTTCGGGCATCTGCCGATGCCGTGCTTGGAAGGCGGCACGTCGATGATGGACAAGGTCTTGCGCGCCGATGATTCCCAGTCATGCCAGATGATGTCGATGTCCGGAAGCCGGTTCAACCGTGGACATGCGGCGCAGACGCTCAAACATTCCAGCAGGGACGGGTGGATCCGGCCGTTCGCCCATGGCATCGCCGATGGCGCGTACAGTCTGCGCCACAATGCGACCGCCATGTCCCCGACCTCCTGCATGTGGTCGAGCACCGGCAATCGGATTGGCGTCGGTGCGGCTGGAAGGTTGACGCGTCCAGGCTGGCGGCCTCCGTAGTGCGCGGTCGAGTCCAGGAACTCATGCAGCGAATCCAACCATGCTGGATATTCCCGCAGCCAGCCGCGCATCAGCCCATCGCATCTCGCGCACATGGTGTCGCCGACAGCGCATCCTCCGCCGCAGACGAGGCACACGCCGGCGAGCGCTGGTGTTGTTTGGCTGGTGTTTGTTGTGGTGTTGGTGGTGGTTGGTTGGGATTCGTTGTTTTGTTCGTTCATTTGTTCGATTCCCTCCGGCGTGATAGTCTGGTTGTGGTAATGCCAGAGCCCGGCCGGAAGGTCGGGTTCTTTGTTTATTCGGTGACGGAGTCCTGTTCTTCAAGGTCGACGTGTTCGATCTTGGCTCTATGGCGGAGCAGAACGGCGTATTCATCCATGACATCGAGCTGCCTACTCAACAAAGTGATCGGACAGACGAGCTCGAAATCGAGCGTGCCATCCGCATACCTTTGCAGCATGTCCCTGAGCCTGCCGGCACGAGCGGTCAACTCCCGGTACTCGACACGCATACGGTCCTTGTAACCGGAGGCCTTGGCACTCGCAGGTTTCGCTTGGTCGGCGGCCGTGAGCACTTCGATGGCCTGACGGAGGCATCCTTGGCGGATCCATTCCGGTGCGGTCAGCCATTCCTCGTGGATGATCTCGGTGGAGTCCTTGCGCAGCGCCAATCTGAGTCCGAACAGGCGTTCGGCCGCAGCTTCGGTTCTCGCGTCGATAGGAGGGAGTGGCGGTTCCAGTGTTTCCTCGCTCATTTCGATTCCTTCCTCTGTTGATTGTGCATGGTCTTCCAGGTCTTGTGACGCAGCAGCCACACCACCCATCCGGGCAGTTCGGTCCAGATGGTCAGATGCGAGGACGCGGCGTACAGCTTCCACCACCTGCCACAGATGACGCAATGCTCTATCCTGCGCAGGCTGACCTCGTATTGCGCCGGACCGATGCCATTGCTCGCGCAAATGAATATCCCGACCGCACTCCGGCACGCATGCGGCGAGCGCCGTTTGTTACGACTGATGCCGTTCATCATTCCGCCTCCTTCTCAAGGATGTAGACGATTGTCGGCGGGAATGATGGCTCATAGCATGTGTGCGGCCCCACCTCGCACTCGCCTTTGCCGCCGAGTCCCGGCAACACGTCGGTGCGCATCACGCTCCATCCGTCGGAAAGCAGACCGGCGAGCGCTTCCGTATTCTGCAGCTTCATCGTGTACACGTTTCCGCTTGCCGCGTACATAACCGGCACTACCTTAAATTTCCTACTCACCGCTCCGTCTCCTTCTGCTCGTCCAACCACTTCTCGAAAAGCCGGTAAATGTCCAGCGAGATGGTTTTGACCGGCTGGAATTTGAGCCGTCGCATGCAGTCGGCGCACACCTCGGTGAATGTCTTCGCCTGGCCGCCATAGATGAGGCCCACGGAATAGACGGGACTCGAACACCACCGGCCGCACAAATCGCAGGTGTGCATATCCTGCGTGACCAGCTCGTCACGCTGCGGCAGAAACGGATTCCCCGCACCCCTTTCATCCACGGCTGCGGCGAGCGCCTTCCTGATCTCATCCCTGGCGGTGAGGTAGGCATGGTATCGAATCGACGCTCTTTCCTCGAGGGGTCGATCGCCAAAACGCATTCCGGCGCTCGCGGCCTCGAGTTCCTGGGCAATGAGTTTGTTGAGCACGTCGATGGCGATGTTTGCGTCGCTGTTTCTCATTTTGTTTCCTTCTTGGTTTTGGCGCATTCCGGGCAAAGGCTGGCGTTGGGGTCGATGGAATTGACTTGCCATCCCTCGTATTCGAGCCGATGCAGAGGTCCGACATCCCACTTGCGGCATTCACGGCATGAGAGATGGTGGTGGTTCGGACAGAGGCTGTCGCATGGATAATCTCGGTCGATGTGCCATCCCGCGGCTTCCAGCTCGTCCGGCGCTCCACTGTCGGTGATGCCGCAGTCATGGCATTCGACGTGCCAGTGGAGCGGGCAGTAGTGCCTGCCTTGGAGCTCGTCGCATTGCCAGCCGTGGTCGGCGGCCTCGTTGTCGGCGTCCTCGTAGGTCGCGTCATAGACGGAAAGGCTTGTGTGGCACTCGTCGCAGACGACGAACAGCTCATGGATTTCCCGGTAGCTCATCTTGCCGGCTCCTTGTCGGCTCCGCTCACATGTCTCCAGTCGCAGGACAGGCCGCCCTGCTTGTAGCCCGAGTAGACGACGCAGTCCACTTTCCTCGTGTCGGACAGTGTGACGATGCATTCCTTGATGTCGTCGCTGGACATTTTGGAGCATGTGGTGCCGGTGGCAGCGATGGCGTGGGCCGGGGTCAACGTCTCGGACGCGCTCCCGCATCCTGCGAGCGCGAGGAGGAATACCGGCGTGAGCAGGAACGTGATGATGGCGGTCACGCCGATGCCGGCGAGCGCGAGTGGTTTGCGTTTTCTCATTTCGAGTGTTTCCTTCCTTGTCTGGTGGCTTCCGTGTTCCATGCGCGTATGGCCTCCTTGAGGTCGTCGTGGCTGGTGAGGATGAGGATGCCGTGGCGTTCGCATGAGCATGCCCATATCTGTCGTATGACAGATGTTTTCCGGTTGACGGCCCAGGCAATCCGGTCGAATCTGATGTTTCGGATGCCGCAGGTCGGGCATGGCACTGGTTTGCGCCATTTGCGTAGTCGTGTCTCTTTCAGGTGGCCCATTGTCTTTCATTCCTTTCCGTAGATGGCGAGGCTTCTGATGCCGTCGCCCATGCTGTTGGAACATGTGTTCGGATCGTGGTCGATGATGTCGTTTCCGATGCCCTGGAAGCGGAGGCTGGCGGTACCGTCCGGATGTCGGATGAGTTCGAGTCGGCCGTCGATGACGACGTCGTCGTCGGTGCGGGCGATGCAGCGGCGGCCGATCAGGATGGCCGGGTCGGCCGACCGCCACTTGTGCAATGGGACGATGATGCTCATTCCCGGCCACCCATCCAGCCGATCAGGAAGGCGAGCGCCAGGAGGATTATCGCGGTGTGGCTCATGCCGTTCCTCCGATCTCCGGGCTGGCCAGCATCTCGGTAATCGCGTCCTTGGCTATCAGGCGCCATGGTTCGCGGCCGTCGTCGTCGAGGTTTTCCCACGTGAGGTGTTTGCGGTGGCCGTTGGCGTGGAATCGGTTGTAGATGGCGTGCGCGACGGCGTATTGCGTGTCGAGGCTGATGACGAGCTGGTCTTGCTGGTCTTCGGTCATTGGTAGGTCTCCGGTCTTGGCGGTGCGAGCAGTGCGGCGATCGCATAGCTGGCGAGGCTGGTGGCGAGCGCCGCGATGGTCAGTGCGGTGTGGATGGCGAGCCACGTGATTGGTGTCCACTGGTGGAGCGCCTGTCCGATGATCGCCCTGATGACGGCGTGCGGGATGAGCAGCAGCGCGAGGAGGGTGAACAGCGTGGCCATGGCGTCTCCGAGCCGGTCGGCGAGGTGGCTGATGGTCTTTCTCACTTGTGGTCTCCCGTCTTGACGGCGAGTGTCTCAAGCATGGCCTTGTAGTCTTTGATGTCGCGTGCGATGCAGGATTTCACCCGGTGCGGGCCGCTGTCGCCCTGGTATGGATCCGGGGCGCCGAGCACGGTGACGAGTCGGCGGATGGTGGCCATGTCGTATTTGCGGTAGGTGAGCCACGCGTCAGGGTTGAGGTTGAGTCGGCGGAGGAAGTCAAGGTCGAAGTCCACGTTGGTCCCCGCGGGGACGAGGGAGAAGCGCTGGGAGAGCGAGTCAAGGAATTCCTCCACGGCGTTGGCCACGACGACCATGCTGTCATTGCGCACGGAGCCTCCCATGAGTTCGAACAGCAGGCCGTTGTCGGTGTGCATGGAGAAGGCGACGGGGCTCATGGACAGGAGGTCGAGTCTGTCCGGACGGATGATGCGGGACAATGATCCGAACTTTTGTTCGCCCAGCATGTCGATACATTCCATACCGATCTCCAATGGCAGGCTTTTGCGCCTGTCCACGCCTGTGGTCTCAAAGTCGATCCACAGCAGCGCCTCCGGTTTGCCGTTATTCTCGTGCATTTGTCATTCCTTCCGTTTGAATTGTCAATGTTTCGCGCATGGTCAATGGCGTGGCCGTGCCGTCCTGGTTGAGCCAGAGCCATCTCCCCTGCCAGTCGCGCACTGGGGTGGAGAGAGGATCTATGCCGAGCGGGACGATCAGTCCAAGCCGTTCGGCCTCAGCCACATGCTGGTGGACCCACCCATGGCAGCCGGTCGTCCCCGAACCGCACAGCTCGACAATGTTGACGGGACTGTGCCTCACATCCGGATTCGCCGCGCGACGCAGTTGACGGTGATGGCCGCTTCGTCCGGGCCAGCGAGCCGGATCGTGGATGTTCGTCCCGCAGCGCAGGCAATGCCAGCCCTGGCGTTCCAAAGCGATGCGCTTCGAGTCCTCGAACTCACTCACAACGCGCTCCTTCCTGCATCAGGCCGTTGACCAGCACCAGACATGAAGTGCAGTTCGTTCTTAGTCCGGAGGCCATCGCGGCGATGCCGTTATCGGCCTTGCCGCCGGCGAGCGCCTAGAGTTCGATGTTCGCCGCGGTTTCCGCGGTGTCGGTGATGAGTTGGGCGAGTCTGTTGATCTGTTCCTTGGTCATTCGTCTTCCTCCTCGTCTTCTTCCGTGATGGCGGCAACAAGCTGGTCGAGGTGTTCGGTCTCGTCGTCGGATGGCTCATAGCCGAGGTCTTGGAGGATCAGGTAATAGCCGGGGATGCGGCGGCTGACGTTGTCGTCGCCACTCCAGTCCCAGTCATTTGGGCTGATGAACCATTCGATTCTGGCGGTGAGGATCATGACCGCGTATGTCGGCCAGTCCGGTGAGTCGAGGTGCGTGTGGAGTTCCGCGAGCGCCTGTTCCGGTTTGATGCCGGCGATGGCGGCGAACTGTTCCCGGGCGCATGCGGCGTCGTTCCAGGTGTGTAGGTCTTTGGTGAAGCCGGTCGGGTCCGGGTCGATGATCTGCAAGAGCCCGAGTCTTGCCGTGGTCTCGATGAGCTTGGCGCGCTTGATGGCATGGAGATGGCCGTGGAGCCATGCCATGCGCTTGTCGGCCGACGTGGCGGCGTATTCCTCGAGCGCGTGCTGTCGGGCGTCGCGTTCGGCCTGTCCGGCGGCTCGCTGGGCTTCCTTTTCGGCTTCGGCGGCCGCATCACGACGATCCCAGAGGTATATCGTCTGCGTCGCTTCATGGACGGAGACCGCGTCTGGATTCTGCTTGCGGAGCTCTTCGATGGTTTCTTCCGGAGTGCCCGCGTGAGGGAAGATGGCGCCGGAGTAATGCCATTCGGAATCCGAGAAGGTCTCTCCGGGATCCTCGATGACGTTGAGACCGGTGGTGCCGGTGGCGAGGAGCGCGGAGACGTCGGCGAACCACTGGCTCCGGCGATCTTCCACTTCGATGTTGTGGAGGATGTAGTCGAAGTTGCTGGTGCCCGCCGCCTGCGCGAGGCGTTCCTGACGGTCCGGCTGGCCGTCGTATCGTGCGATGGCCATGAGTTGGCCGATGGTGAGCTGGTCGAAGTCGTCGCGCGTCTTCCTAACGTCCGCCTTGATACTCGCGGCCTTGGCACGGTCTCGCACGTAGTCGGCACTCCTGCCGAGCCTGTGCGCCACGGCGGCGGTGGTGGCTCCGAGGTCGAGCATTCCCTGGATGGCGTCGGCCTCCTCCATCGTCGTGAGCTGTTCGCGCTGGCAGTTCTCGGTGACCATGGCTTCGAGCTGCTGGAGCGGGGTGAGGTCGAGGACGAAGCATGGGACGGCTCCGGTGCCGGCCTGTTTGCATGCGGCGAGCCTGCGGTGGCCGGCGATGACGCGATAACGCTGGCCGTGGGGCACGACGGAGAGGGGCGAGAGGAGCCCGTTGGCCTTGATGCTGGCCGCGAGGTCGGTCACGTCGCCGATGTTTTTGCGTGGATTGTCGGGGTGGGGGTCGATGAGGCTCGTGTTGATGAGCTTGATCTGGTTGGTTTGGTAGTTGCTCATTGCTTCTCCTTGCTGGTTTCTTGGTTGTTGAGTTCGTCTGCACATGCCTGGCATGCCTGCCACCATTCGCTTGGGTTGCCTTCCCTGAGGCTGCCGTTGTGGTCGTATTCGTCCTCATGCGGATCCATGAGCCGGTGGACGTGTTCGCAGTTCCAGGTGTGCTTGTGACGTGGTGTTGGCGTGACTGGTTCGGGAGCCCATGTCTCCCACTGGTCGCGGAGCCATGTGTTGAGCCGTGGGATGTGGCCGCTGTGGATCTGGCCGTCGTTGACGGCGCGCTTGTAGCGGCGGAGCGCGGTTTGGAGGCGGGTGAGTTCGACGGGGTTTCCGGCGATGGCCGCGTACAGGGCTCTGGCTTCGACTTCGGTCTTGCGGCCTTTCGCACCGACGGATCCGGGATAGGCTTCGGCGAAATGGTCGAAGCCGGATTCCGGCGTGGCAGGTTGCTTCGGTTCGCCGACGGGAGGGGTCGGAGAGGGTATATCGGTATAGGTATCGGTTTTATGCCATGTTTTTGCTTGGCTGTCCTCTAGCAAGTTGCTAGACGTTTCGCTACCTGTCTCGCTACTGTTTTGCTCTCCGTTCGCTTGGCTGTTTGCTAGCAAGTTGCTAGACGGTTGCTTGGCCTTTTGGTTGGCGGCCTTACGCCGTCCGCCCTTGCTTCCGGCTTTGCGCCGGGCCTCGCGCTGTTCCTCGGTGAGCGTCTTGGGTTCCTTGCAGATGCCTTCGGCGTAGACGGGCCTCCAGCCGCCGCCGTGCTCCTCCATGAGCCCCATGTCGATGAGCTGCTGGAGTTGTTTCATGGTGCCGCCGGCGTCCTTGAGGTCGAGCTTGTCGAAGTATCCTGGATACGCGGCCGGGTCCTTGGCCTGCATCGAGACGCCCTTGGAGTGGATGACGCAGAGTTTGACCCACAGTCCCACGGTGGCGAGAGGCAGGCGGCGGATGCGCCTGTCGTCGGCCATCTGGTCGTCGACAATAAACCACATCTCTTCTTCTCCTTCCTGTGGTTCAGTCGATCTCGCCGGTGTCCGGATCGACGGTCGCCTCCACATCGCCATCGTCCATGTCGAGACTGCGGCGCAGGTCGTCGATGAGGATCATCTGCCGTGACGTGGCCGGCTTCGCGCACATGTTCTCCATGGCCAGGCCGGCGTCGAGGATGCGCTGAGCGAGGTCTGCGCAGTCGTACACGGCTTCGGTGATGGCGTGGATGCCGCCCCACTTGTCGATGTGCTCCTGCTTGTTTTTGGTGTCCATGACGTTGCGGCATGCCTTGAGCACGACGGCCGCGGCCTTGGTGATCTGCTGCGTCTTGCCGATGAGGTCGATGAGCGTGTCAGGTGTCGCTTCCTGCGGGATGAGCGCCTGTTGTTCGCTGGCTTTCATTGCTTCCTCCTTTAGAATTCCGGTTCCGGATCCGGTTTGCCGAAGTCCCCAAATGACGATTGGTCGGCCGCCGGCGCGCCCCACGGATCATCGGCCGGCGGCGCGGCGGGTTGCTGTGTCTGCGCCGACTGTTGCGGCCGTTGGCTCCAGCCACCGACGCCGGTGTTGACGGTCGGCTGCGGCGATGCGGGGTTGCCGTAGACGGGACCGCCCTGGCGGCTGATGCGGGCGACCTGCGCCGTCGCGTACCGCAGCGATGGCCCGATTTCGTCGACCTGCAGCTCCACGACGGTGCGGTTCGAGCCGTCCTGCGCCTGATACGAGCGCTGCTGGAGTCTGCCCTGGGCGATGACGCGCATGCCCTTGGCTAAGGAGCGGGCGCAATGCTGCCCGAATTCGTTCCAGGCGGAGCATCGCATGAAGAGTGTCGAACCGTCCTCGTATTGGCCGGTCTGCTTGTTGAAGTTGCGCGGCGTGTTGGCGATGGTGAAGCTGGCGACCTGCGCGCCCTGGCCAGTGGTCCTCAGTTCCGGATCCGCGGTGAGGTTGCCGACGATGGTGATGACGGTCTCGCCTATGGCCATGTCACTCTCCCCTCACGTATCCGGCGGGCGCCGGGCCGAGCTGGCTGGGGTCCTTGGTCTTCCACGCGCATTTCGCGCGGAGGCATCCGGCCTCGCGGTCGATGATGATGTCTCCGAAACGTGCCGGAGCGACCAGCGTGAGATTCCAGCTGCGGTCATGGTTGAGCGCGGTGACGGTCTCATACAATTCACTGATAAGTTCGGCCGCCGTCATGCCGATGCTGGTCGGCGTGAGCGGCCATTCGAACCACTTCTCGCCTTCCGGTCTGCTTGGTGTTTTGCTTGGCAACGTTTGCCTCCTTTGGATTGGTGTCGTGCCGGAGCGCGGAATCGAACCGCGCATCCAACCGCCGGCGTGACCTGAACACGCCGATCCATGGCGCCCGCATCCTGTCGCGGGCTCCGGCGGGGCGGACGGGAGGAGAAGAAGAAGATGACCCGTCCGGCCGGTTTTAGCGTCTTTTCCTTGACGGTTGGATGGCTCCCGCATGGACGCGCATGACGAACCACGTCCATGCCGCAATGTGAGCGGAGCCATCCAAGTCCTTCACTTCTGCTGCTCCAGCCATCGCATGACGCGGGGATCCGAGCAGATGCGGCACGTGACGACGGCCGCGGGGATGAGCACCGCGACCGGCGCGGCGATGAGATGTTCGATGGGATGCGTGCAGGCCGGTGTGCAATACAGCACCCATATGGCGGCGATCCAGATGGCGGCGACGAGCTGGCAGAGGATGGCATGTGCGAGCTTGGTCATGATTCCTCCTCGTCCATCTCGCGCAGCAGTCGGCCGATGCTGGCCTGCAGCGATTCAAGCGCCGCGCGGCTGACTGTCACGCCGGCGAGGTGATTTTCGTCGGTGATGATGCTGATTCGTGCGGCCTGGACGTCGTCGCCACAACTGCGGTCGCGAACGACGGCGACCGCGTATGAGCTTTGCGGCTTCTTGGTTTCCTTGCGCATTGTTGTCTGTCCTTAGTGTCGGCGCGTTCCGGCGTTGGCGTCGAATTCCTCGATGCTGGCGACGCTGACCATGAGCTTGCCGTGGTATCCGCTTGGCTGACGCATCTTGATGCGTCCGGCCCTTGCCCACTTACGGAGAGTCTTCTGATCGACGCCGCCGAGCATCGCGCTGGCTTGCTTGAGACTGACCCATCGCGGCGCATATGCCGTTTGTCTGACGGCTTCCTTGGCTATCTCGTGGGCGAGCGCCACTGGGTCGATGAGTGGTTTTTCCATGGTTGCTTCCTGCATGAATCAAGCGACGTCGGCGAGCGCCGGCATTTTGATTTCGAATCGGTCGGCGAGGAAGTCGATTGGCTTGTAGCCTGTGTTGGAGGCGAATGCGTCGATTTCGCTGAGTTTGAGTTCGACGGTGCCATTGATGCGTCGGCTGGCCATGTCGATTGATTGGTGCCAGACTTCAGCCACTTTGGCGACCGGGATATTCTGAGCGGCCATGACCGCACGAATCCTCGCCGATGCCATGTCGTTGATGTTTCCGTATGTCATGTTTCCTCCTTGACAGTCCACATTATGCGCGCAATTGCGCGCACTGTCAAATTAAAACACGCGCATTTCAACTCACCTGCGCGCATGTCCGCGCAATTGCGCGCTATAATGATGGATGTGGGTAGCAAAAAAATAGAAGTAAGCCCATTCGGTCGGCAGGTGAGCAAGGCCATAAGATCCGAAATGGGAATCCACAGAATGTCAGGCAGGGAACTTGCAAAGACAATAGGAAGAGGTGAGACATATGTGAGAGAACGCGTCAGCGACGAAAAGGAATGGGCGCTTAGCGACATCGCAAAAATCTGCGACGCATGGGGCCTGAGTCCTGAAGAGCTCATATCGAAGGCCTCGCAGTAGACAACACACCCCTGCAGCTACTTTGCGGCAGGGGTTCTTCTTTCCTCGACGCTTCAGTGAGTGCGCGCCGAAGGAAGCGTAGACTTTCATGAAAAAGAAGGAGAAGAAGATGAGAATCACTCGAAAAGCAATCGTCGCCACACTCGCCGTCATGCTGCCGGTCGCGTTGACTGTAGGGTGCGGCAATCAAGACACATCCAGCCAATCGGCGAGCGCCAATAGCCAAGCCTCAGACTCGCAGGATTCGCGCAATGCCACTGACAGTGGCGAGGAGACTTCATTGGCGAGCGGGTTGTCCGGTTTCTGCGATGGCGATTCCGACCTGATGCCGGCGGCGAGAGTGGAGACGACCGGCCAGTACCTCGGAATCTCAATCGATGGATTCGACAATGTCAAGGCATTGGACGCGAAGCAATTCTACGCCTACACGCTCATGCTAAAAGATCCCGATGGCACCTGGTACCAAGTGAATCTCACAGATTTCACGGAGTCCGGCGAAACCGATCGGGAGATAACGAATCTGTCAACGAACGACAGCAACAAGTATCCAGGATGGAATCTCTCCACCGACGATGCCACATTCGAAACCAGCATCCCGGACACGATGATCCATCAAAAGGGCGATAATCCCACCTGGATGCTCGCCCTTACCGTTGATGGCGAGGAGCTGGCGCACTGCCCCGCCGACGGAGATGCCGATTTCGAATAACCGCTAATCCTCCCCCATCGCCTCGAGTAAGGCGCGTGCAGCAACAGGCTGCCGTGCCGGATTATCTCTCGGAGCCAATGGATGGCACGAGTAAAAAGAAGTCCAACTGAACGACACACCCCTGCAGCCACTTTGCGGCAGGGGTGTTGCCTTTCTAAGCTGAAGCTGGTGTAGGAGAAGAGAAAGGTGCACCATGTCATCGAAGAATGGTCTGAAAATCCACCAGCCACACAAGCTGGAAACGAAAATCAAAGCTCTGACGAAGAGCAATGTGAGCTTCAAATCGGCGGCATGCGTATGCGTGGCGCTGGTGTGTCTCTCCGTGCTGGTCACAGCTCCGATAGCGCACACAATCGGCGTCAGGTCGGCGGCCGTGAAACAAGTGGCCAAGAGCATGGCGGCCGACAAAAAAGACTACTCGAAGCTCATTAAGGATTACAACAATCTTGTCGACGAATACAACGGAATCGCCGACGAATACAACGACGCCAAGGACGCGATCGCCGAAGCGGACAACGTGAAGTCCGGCATCAAGGACCTCAACGCACAGCACGACGACCTGCAGAAGAAGGTGGACGCGAAGAAGGCCGAGCTGCAGTCCCTGACCGGCCAAGTGGACCAGGCGAAGAAGAATTCCATTTCCGACGGCGTGTGGCAGGTCGGCAAGGACATCGACGCCGGCACATATCGCGCCACAAGCCAGGTAGGAAGCGACTGCTATTGGGAGATCTCGACCGACAACGGCGACAACATCGTCCAGAACGATTTCCCTGGCGGCGGCTATCCGGAAGTCACGGTAGGCAATGGCCAGCAGCTCAAAATCAGCTCCTGCGGAACCATGACCAAGCAGTAAATGAACCAATACAGTCACAGCCCGGCAGTATGTGCCGGGCTTTTTCTTTGCCGGCTCCGCGCGCCTCTAGCTCTGCCAGACGCGCGCGGAGCCGGGCGATTTCCTTATCCTTGTCGTTCTCGGCCGAGACTGTGACGTCCCGCTGCGGCGTGGTGATGCTGGCGGCCACCTTGTCGGCGAGCGCGCGTTGTCTGTCCTTGCTGAGCCGCTGGTAATGCATGGCCATGTCTGGTGTGGTGTGGCCGTCGACGGCAACGATGTCGCAAAATGTCCCACGGACGGAACGACATCGCTCGAATAGGCTAAGGCCTGACGCCCACAAATGATACAGACCCCGGCCTCCCGCATACCGCGAGCGCCGGGGTTGCTGCTTTTATGTGAGTGCTTTCCATGCAGCGATACCGGCGAATACCAGGACGCCTACGACGCATGCCCATTGGACTATCTGGTCGCACACCCATGAGTACCAGAACATCTTCCTGTGTCGTGATGCGAGGATGTTGGGGCGCTTCTGTTCGGGGAAGTTCCCGTACATCATGTTTGAGATTCTGACGAAGAAATGGAGAAAAGGGTGCCAGCCTGCAGCCTTCAGCAGCATGTTCATGCTGCTCACGCCTCCCGAATTTGATGAGGGAAACTCCATTCCCATGGCGTCCGGCAATTTGCTGATCTGCGATTCATCGGTCTTCGGAGGGGCCATGTCGTCAAACGTCGTAAAGTCATCGTCCAAAGTCGGGATGTCGTCGGCATCGGGCGCGTCGGCCCATCCGAAATAGTCATCCTCCTCCATCACAGGCCAAGGATCTTTCGTCTGTACGCGACGGCATCCACGGATACGCGGAACGTGTTCGCTATGGAGATGTTGCTTTCCCCAGCTTTCGTCATTCTCCTCAGTTCCGATTCAGGCATGAGCAGGGAGCCGGCGAACTCATTCGCGATCACCTCGAAGAGATTGCCGCGTCCTGCATCGCTGCGCTTGTCTTTATACCCCTTGCCGACAGGTATGGCCTTGACATAATCGGCAAGACGTTCGTCTGACGTGGTGTGCGTCATGTAATGTCCGAGCTCATGGGCGGCGCTGAAGCGCATCCTGTTCAATGGCTGATCCTTGTCCAGATACATGGTGACGTTGTTGTCTCCCCCGACGAGCATGCCCCAAGTGTCCGTTCCGAGCTGTGAGGTATACACTTCTATGCCGGCATGCCGCGCAATCTCCACCGGATCCACCGGATATGAGCCAGTTGGCCAATAGTTTTCCAAGGTATCCTTCGCGAGGTCCCGCGCAATCTGCCTGGCTTCGCCATACGTCATTGCCTTCATCGAGTCCCTCCTTCGGCTACACCGTATATTCACAGTTTCATTCGGCTGTTGGACGTTTCACGGAAAATCACGCCGATTATCTCAAAATCATTCCTTCTCATGACATTCCGACCCACCCGTGTCGGCGAGCGCCTTGAGCTGTGCGATCTGTTGTTTGAGTTCGGCGATCTCCTTGTCTTTGTCGTTTTCGGCCGATGCCGGTGCGGTGTCTGTCTGTGTCGGGGTGATGCTGGCGGCCACCTTGTCGGCGAGCGCGCGCTGTCGGTCTTCGCTGAGTCGTTGATAGTGCATGGCCATGATGGCGGTGCTGTGTCCGGCTGCGGCCATGAGTTCGCGGACGGTGGCGCCCTGTTGGGCGAGCATGGTGAGTGCCGTGGAGCGGAGGTCGTGGAATCGGAGGTCTTCGCGTCCGGCTGCGCGTCTCGCCTTGACGTAGGCGTCGCGCATGGCGTCCGTGCTGATCGGCCTGTCATGGTCCAGCGGGCTGGGGAATATCCATGCGTCCGGCTGGTCGGCCACATATTCGGCGAGGTGCGCGCGGATTTCGGGGATGACGGCTTCGGGGATTGGTTCGGTGCGTTTGCTTCTGGCGGTCTTCGGCGGCCCGGCGATGACGCGGGCGCGGGTGAGTCTGGTGCGGCGGATGTGGATGAGACGGTTGTCGAGGTCGATGTCGCCGCGTTGGAGGGCGCAGACCTCGCCGATGCGCAGGCCTCCGCAGGAGATGGCGAGGGTGATGGCGAGCCGGAATTTGCGTGGCATGGCGTCGTGGATCCGCCGGAGCTGCTGTGGTGTGGCGGCGGGTGTCTCCTCCCTGGGCGCGGGCTTGCGCACCGGCATGACGAATGGTGATTTGCCGATGACGGCGAAGCCGTCCTGGTCCGGGGTCGCGGCGGCGTCGAGGATCTGGCGGAGCTTGGACAGCAGCTCCCGACCGACGTATGGGTGGTCCTTCGGCAGTGTGGCCGCATAGCGCTCGATGTCGGCCGAGGTTATCTTGCCGATCGGCATGCCGCCGAATGCATCGATGAGCCGTTTGACCGTGCATCGGATCCCGTAGATGGTGTTGACGTGCAGTCCTTCGCCCTCCCGCGTCTTCAGCCATTTCGCCGTGTATTCGGCGAAGGTGAGCGCGTGGTCCTTGGCCTTGCGCTTGGCGATGCGCTCCGGCTCCCACACGTCGGCCTCGATGCGTCGTCTCGCCTTGGTCAGCCATGCCGCGGCCTCGTCCCTGCCGTCCTGGGTGCAGGGGAAGGTGGCGGTCTGGCGGTTCGGCAGATCCGGCCATTCCGAAAAGGCGGCCACGGGCGTAAGATAGGAGGCCTCTATCCATTTCGGATTGGCCTTGCTTGGCTTGACGACGATCTTGCCGAACTTCCTGACCATGACACATCCCCCGGTTGAGGTGGTGGAGCTTTACCACTCGAATTACCACTCCAATTGTGGCGTATGAATCTATTTTTGGTCAAAAATTCCCGCGTTTCAAAATGGCGTATCGATGATATGTACGCTGGAAACGGCTTGATTCCAACGTTTTTGTGGAGCGCGCGTCGGCGAGCGCTATTTGTTCCAGTTTTCCAGCAGACATACCGGGTGGTCATGATGCGCATGCTGCTTGAGGGGCGGACCTACGACAAACTTCCCGTGAGCCGTTTCCTCTACCCAATCACCACGCGCAAATGGTTGTCGATGGCG